CAATCCCTTACCAGTCATAACCGTATGAATAGCACTTCTCTGTTCGTTGGTCAGAGAGTCAAACGGAATTTCTATGGTATCTGGTAAGTTTAATATTGGCATTACAAACTATCCTAGTTTAGAACAAGTCCCCAATTTCTGGTATATCAGCAACGTCTGTAAATTTGGGTATATCAATATTTGGCATTTGACTGTTGATGTTTGGACTTGGGTCTGGAATCTGATTGATTAGACTATCTGCACTCGCCGCACCTTCGGTAACCTTTGCACACAAATCGTCTAATGGGTTTGAAATATTTAGTTGATTTAATACGTCATCGGCTAAGGCTTTCGCTTCATTTTTGAAATCTATGCTGGAAAGTTTATCTGCAACTTGGTCAGGAATACCAGGCAAGTCTTGTAGTCCAGTGAATTCAGGAACTCCAGTAAACATTGCTTTGGGGTCTAACTTTTCTGGTATCTGGGGAATACCAGTCGCGTTCAAAACATCTTCGATGTTGGGAAGACTAGGTAGACTTGCCAAACTCATAGCACCATCGACATCTTTCAATAAGTTTTTGTCACATAGAGGGTGTCCTCCACCTTGTGCGCCTGTAAGTAGATTTGCACCTGCACCAATATCAATAAGAGAGTCCGCAGACGGAATGTCTGGGACATCAAATTTTGGTGTGATATCTCTAGGTAGATTACTGTATCCCGATTCAAAAACCATTTACTTCTCCTTATCCGAAGCCTGGGTGGTTGAGGTGAATGTCTGGTCCTGCGTTAATGTAAGTGTTCTTTCCAGACTGCGTTCGGAGTTGTCCGTCAACTCTGAGGTTGTAGTCTCCTGAAACGTAATGTTCAAAGTCACCATTAACGTGAGTGTAGAAACTTCCGTCTGCAAGTTCTACATTCATATCACCCTTACCAATTTTAGTATTAATTTCGCCTTCGTTTACTTCGATATTTAGATTTGCTTTGTTGCCAACGTGAATGTCTAGGTGGTTACCATCTTCTTTGTCTGCGTTTACAAAAATCTTACACGCTTTGTCGAGTGTAATATTTGTCCATCCATCAATATGAATACACTCGTTCTTTAGAATTACGGTGTAGTCACTTCTTACTACCTTGAGAACTCTATCTCCGTTCGGATGAATCTCTTCAAATGTGCCTGTTCTGTGGTAGCGGTGTAGTCTTTCTCTGTTTGGTGTGTCATCAATTTCGAATGTGTGTCCAGATTCACTTTCATAAACGTGGTTGTGTGGATACTTCACATCATAAGCAGTCTTTGGTTCCGTCCACTTTCCTGCCTCCGACACAGAAGCAGTTGATTGTTTTTCAATACCAGCCTTTACGGATTCCGCAGTAATGTCGGCGGTGGGAACATCCTTGTCCACATTATCTTTCTTTAACTGGATAATGGTGTCATCAATATTTTCGTTTCTTGCCAATCTGTTTGTATCTGATTCTTCTACACACCAACCCTTTGGATAATTTTCACCCATACTGTTGTTGACAACAATTGCACCACGACCATCTTTGTAATAGATTTGTTTCTTCTGACCCTTACCCAACATATTTCCTCTTGGGTCACTCTTTTTCTTTTCATCATCTCTTGGGTCATTGAATCCAGTTTCATTGTCGGGTGTTGCTTCTGGTATACCGCCAATTGAACCCATCACTACTGGTTCTTGTGCGTTTTCGCCGTCACGAAAGAATCCAACAACCCAACTGCCTGGAACTAACCCAGTGGGAGAATGTCCCATACCACTAATTGCGGCACTGGTGATTGGTTGGATTGGATACGCCCAAGGTAAGTCTTCAGTTTTGATTAAAGATTTATCATCGGTGTGCCATCCCAAACAACGAACACGACACCTACCAAGCATCATTGGGTCATCGACATCCTCAACAACGCCTTGCCACCAAACAAACCCATCTTTACCCATAAAATTTTGCATAATTTAGAATCCCATTTTTTTCAACTGTGCGATTGTACTTGATGTACTTGTGTGATGAATAGCAATACCACCTGCGGCTTTCCACTCTTTACAATTTTTTGGGTGGTCATCAATTAGTATTGAAGGTTGACCTCTCTCATCGATTGCAAATTTCTTCTTGTCTTTTCTTGCCACGATATTGATATCCTTCTTTGACAAAGAAGTATTTCTGCTCAACCATTGGTGCTTGTCTTTAGTTGCATTTGGCATCCACTCGGTTGGAGCGGCAGACAAAATTCGTGGGTTGTATTCAGAGATAAATTTCCAAAGTCTCTTCCCATCTGGCATCCACTCCAAATCTCGATAGAGATGTGGGTGGTCTTTTGTTAGTTCTTGTTTCTTGTCTCCAGATTCTGGACGATTCCAATATTCTTTATCAGTGTATGATTTACCAAGTGCTTTTTCTGCACCCTTCAAGAAGTTACAGAGTACTTGGTCCATATCACAATAAATTGTTGGGAATGTCACTCCTCCTTTTTGAGAAGCCATCATATCTTCTTTAACTTGAGTTGCACTTGCCTGGAAGATTCCCTTGTTGGAGTACGCACCCTTTCCAAAGTTCTTTGGAGCGTTGTCAATAATCCATTGGTATGCTTGGTCTTTTAGTCCTGCATCGTCTGTCATCTTTTTCCCAGGCAACTTCAGAGTAAGATACTTGAAGTCTTTGATTACTACTCTGCCTGTTTGGTCAGGACCTCCATCGATATCCATTCCATTTGCGTCTTTGTAGAATACAGTGTGCTTCGCACCACCCAGAATGATATGAACTGCTCCGTCAATTTCGCTTGGTGTACCACTTCGAAGCATTTGGAACATATTGTTTGATGCACCAGAGTGAGTGTCGAGCATAATATCATCTCGTACTACCCTATCTCTCTTCGAGTTTTGTTTTACTGCAATGGAGTAGTTGGTTAGAACCCAAACGATATGAATTCCTTTTGGTTCGTATCCAACTTCTTTCAATATTGGGAGAAGATTATAGATGTCACTCTTATCTTTAAATGTAATATCAAAGATAATGTTTGGAAGGATTCCTTTTCGTGCGTCTGTTAGAAGCAAGTCAAGAGTCTTGTTTTTGATTCCCTTTTCTTTCACCCACATATGAAGAGTTGTAACATCATCGGGAACACGCAAATCAAGAGCCTTGAGTTCTGGATACTTGTTCCTCATATTTGCAATTCGAAGGAACGCCTTTTTCCACTCGTCAACGTCACGGTTCTTAAACTTGTTGCCCTGCATAAAGTGATTTTTTGCGTAACCTTTGCCACTGCCTGCACCACCAACCAAGAAAACAATCTGACCATAGTTTGCACCATTGGCAATGACGATTTCTTTTTCGTTAAGAAGGTGAAGACCCTCTGTTAATTCTTCGTGTTGAGAAAAGTTTAGCATTTATTTTCCTACTCTACAGTGTTTGCTTTGTTTTTGTCAATGGAACCAACGAAGTCTGAGGACGAAGGATACGCTTCATTTTGGTTATCCTTACTCAGTTCCATACTCATAACATAACCATCAGGTGTAACTTTATGTTCTATGGATGTTACAAGATAGTTACCACAAAGGTATTTATCAAGATTTTCATCTTCCTTGGAACCTGGCTGCAAAGGTGTCAATCGGAGTTTTACTACATCTCCACATTTTCTTCTTGAATCACCAGAGACTTCAACATTGATAATCATCCCACCCACTTGTCTCATCAAGGACTTTCTTTTTAGTAGCCACTCTGAGTATTTTTCATTTTGTTCTACGGTGTCGCCACCGTGTAATTCATTTTCTTGATTTAGATTTTTGTGAATAGGACAAAAGTTCCAGAAGGTATCTGGTTTATCACTAAATTCATCGAGAGATTCTGCAATTGGGTATGATTCTTTGTCTGGTTGTGGAACGTGCTTTGTCTTTTTGAAACTGTCTTTCATCGAATACTCTTTGTATTCGTACTTCTTACGAACAATGTCGTGCGTGAGAATTTTTGAAGCATACATCCCTTGAATGTTTTCGGATAGTCTATCCCCTGGCTCATCTATGATTAGTCTTTGAATGTTTCTTGATTCGAAGCCAGGGTCGCGGAACCATCCAGGTCTCTCTCTATACTTTCTTGGAGTATAGTAGTATGCCATCTTTGGGTCTTTTTCTTCGAACAACTTTTCAATAGTACTGAAATGAAATCCTTCTCTGTTTTGATAAAAGATAAAGTGACAAGCCTCTGGGTTTTCTTCACCTTGACTTCTATCTGCTAACCAATTGATTGCGTCGAATGGGTGCCAGTTTGGAATGATGAATTTTCTTTTTTCGCTGTCAGTTTTGACATCAATGTTCAATTTGTGTTGGTCACTACTGCCACTATCTTCTAAATGTTCTGTAAAAATTTCACTAACCATTTCATCTATTTTTTTATAGAATGATTTACTGACTCTGGTGTGTATGTTTTTGAATTGTTCAGAGGAAACCCCCCGAACAGTTATCATTTGTTGTTTGCCTGTGTCTGATATATTCCTAGTAACAACTGCGTAGATGTCAAATTCAAGTACAACATCTTTTTCGCCAGGAATCGCCCAAGTTATAGTTAACTTTTCTTGTTGACCAATAATGGGAAGGTGTCGAACAATGTTATTTGTATCTTGAAAAGACAAAGAACAGGACATAGTGTTTGACAATAAGTCCTCATACATTTTCATATTAGTAAATATTCTAGAAACATCCACCTTACCACCAGACGGAGATACAATTTCTATTGACTTTAATTTATAGTCGTTATCACCCGCGTAACCGTCTGGTGCGGTTTGAATTGGGTTTTCTTTATCCCATAAATTTACTGCTTCTTTTTGGTCAATATCACTCATCTAGAAATCACCCTGTTCAAGTCATCTACTACGCCCGTTAGATACTCGCGCCTAAGTATCTTTATGGTTCGCAATTGCTCGTTTAAATTTCGATGGTATTCACGATTTGTCACAACCGAGTGTGTGGTTGTGTTTGCGTCTAAACTATTAACATAAGAATATAGAATTGTACTTCCAAATGTCACACCATCAGTTGTACCATTACCAAATCCAGCACCAGTGGCACCAAGAGTCACTTGTTTGCCAGAACTTGGAGGGCTCGCAAGTGGGTCTAAATCTTCATAGAGATAGTTGGTGTCTGCATTTTCAAAGTGATGAAGAGACTCGCCATTGATATCGACTATTCTTGTTATAGTTCCCGTTTGTTCTGAGTCTGTACCAACAACCACATCCGAAACTGAGAAGTTTCCTTTTGTGTTATAGAGAGTTAACTTTCTATGTGTTGGGTCATATGACTTCACAAGTCCTCGCACTGTCTTGTTATCGCTCTTGTATACTTCTTCGTCTGGTTTAAAATATGCACCGCTTTCATTTCCAATGTAATATGCTCTGCCTTCATATTTCTTATCAACATAATCGTTGAGTGTATTTTCGCTCATTGGCCATTGGAAGTAGGGGTCGGTAATTTCATTCATCAGAAGAATTATCCAATGCAGATTACTCGTACCGAAAAATTTATCCGATACCATCTCTGGTGTTTCTCCGTCCTCTATGGTATACTCAGAAAAGAGAGAAGTCTGTCCAGTGATGTCTCCTCGAAACACAACTCTTTTCAATATATCAATGGCAACTTTTCGATTACCATCTTTGTTTATGTCGTAACGAACGAGTGGAAAGTTTTTAAAGAATGACATAGATTATTCTCCTCCGTCCAATCTCTTCAGACTGTTTCTCGACTGGAGTGAAAGTTCAGTAAACTCAAGAGTTAACTTCAGGTGAGTTGGTGCGCCTGTATCTTTGAACGCTGACCACATATTTGCATTTGTATAGTTGACTGACATATTCTCTAAAGCACATCTGTCAATTTTTCCGATGTATTGATTCTCTGCACCATTTGATACAAAGTAAATTTGAAACTCGGAAGGATAGTTATACAGTGCATTGTCTCCGTCATACAATTCTGGAGATGCGTGGTATTTAAAGAGTTGGATTATTTGTTGAGCCGCATTTGATTCTTCTACACTTCTTGGAGCAAGGTCAAATTCAAAAGAATATTTTCTCATATTTGGTTCATTGAACATTGATTCTTTTCTTGGGTTAGCGACTCTTGCAACTTGGTGTTGCATAAATTTGTCTGCGTTTTCCATCAAGGCACCACCCACAGCACCCACACCAGATTGGATTGCTTTCTCTGCTCCCTCTAGCAAATTTCCTGCCGCTATTTCACCAGCAACTGTTCTTTGGAAAGATACAGTTTCCCAGTTCCATCCATCTGACATATTGACTGACTGAGGGAAAGGTAGCCAAATTACATCACTGTTTACTTTTTGAGATTTTTGATATGAGGTTTCTGTAAATACTGCTTCCGCTGCCGCTTTAGCATTGTCCGCTGCCGTTTTTGCCACGCCTGCTTTGTTTGCCGCATTGTTTCCGACATTACTGTAGTTTGGTGTTTGTCCACGGGAGTTATCTAATTTACTCAACAGAGTATCCTCGCCTGGGGCAGAGGCCATTTCATTATCTTCCGCTGGCATAGATTTACTACTACCTCCGAGACTCGCAGACGAGTTGGAGTAGATTCGAAAATAAAGATAGTGATGGTGTTCTGGTGAATCTACCAAGTCAATTGGGAATTTGACGTTATTTGTTGCCATTAAAGTCTCCTGCTGGATTTCTACTACATATTATATATGCCATACAAAGGAAAATTCAAACCGAAAAACCCACAGAAGTACATCGGCGACCCAACTAATATTATTTATCGTTCGTTGTGGGAGCGTCGATTTATGGTGTTCTGTGACCAGAAAGACGCTATTATCGAATGGGGTTCCGAAGAACTATTTATACCATACAGGTCACCAATCGACAACAGATACCATCGCTACTTTGTTGATTTTATCATAAAATGTAAGAATAAGCAAGGGTTTACCGAAACAAGGCTAATCGAAATCAAACCAAAAAAACAATGCTCTCCCCCAGAAAAACCACAAAGAAGAACAAAGAGGTACATCAACGAGGTGAAGACTTGGGGAATCAATAGTGCAAAGTGGAAAGCAGCCAAAGAGTTTGCTGAGAACAGAGGATGGAAGTTTCAAATACTAACAGAGAAGGAACTATTCACAGGTGGCTAAACAAATACTCACAGGTTCAAGTATATTTGATTCCTTCCAGAAATTGAGAAGGGATGCGAATGTTGGCAAAGACAACTGGAACTGGTTCAGGAACACTGTCAATCAAAACATCAAGGCATCAGACCGAAATCAAATAAGAGATATGGTTGCTTCTGACCCAGTTCGCAAAAGGTCTAGATTGTTTGTTGGTCAGTTGTATTGCTTCTTCTATAATCAGCCAGAATACCACGCAACTCTACCTTTCTATGATACATTTCCACTTGTCTTGATGCTGAGTCGAGAGAAGGATACATTCTTCGGTATAAATTTCCACTATATTCCACCCAAAAGAAGACTACAAATGTTCTTGCTACTACAAAAGTATAGGCAAGGAAATAGAATTGTTCTTCCATATGGTACTATGAAAAGAGTGGCTAAGTGGAAGATTTTCAAATCCTGTTTTCGCCGATATAAAACTTCATTAATTACAGGAAATCTTATAAATATACCAGCAGATGATTGGCCGATTGCTATCAATCTCCCCGTAGAGAGATTCAAGAAGAGCAGTAAATCAGCAATCTGGGACAATACATTGAGGGAAGAAAGAAATTAATGGCACAAGCACCAAAACTACCGAATAGTCTACAGACCTTTACTGGACAGTATAAAGGTATTGTCCGTAACCATACTTACGAGATTATTATTGCAGGTCCTGGTTTTGAAGCCGCAAACGCAAATATCGGAATGGATGCAAGAAACTTAACTATCCTCTGTGAGAATGCATCTTTCCCTGGCTCAGCAGTAGGAACTCAACCTAATAGAATATATGGACCTGTACGAGAACTTGCTTACGAGAAAATCTTTTCGGGAGACTTGTCGTTGACATTCCGAATGGACAAAGAAATGCGAGTGAGAGAATTGGTTAATGCCTGGCATAAAGTTATACACGACCCCCAGACTGGTGACTTTGGATACTATGATGATTATCGTGCAGAAATTCAAGTATACCAATACCCTCTAGAGGGTGGTACAGAAAACGGTCCTATCTACGGAGTCAGATGTACAGATGCTTATCCCAAGAGCATCTCGCCCATCGAAGTTGGGTATGACCAAATGAATACATATATGAAGCAAACCGTAGACTTTGCGTACAGGACTTGGGAAGAAATCGTATTATAATCATTATATCATAGGAGATAAATTATGGCTTTACCAAAAATCAATACCCCGTTTTATGAGTTGACACTCCCCTCCACTGGTGAGACTGTTAAGTATCGTCCCTTCTTAGTCAAGGAAGAGAAACTTCTTCTTCTGGCTATGGAAAGTGGAAAACAAAAAGAAATTTCAAATGTTCTTCGTCAGATTATTACCAACTGCACAGATGGTGCAGTAGAGGTAAACAAACTGCCAATTTTTGATGTTGAATATCTTTTCCTACAACTCAGAATTAAATCTGTAGAAGATGTAGCAAAGATAAGTCTAGAGTGTGGTGAATGTGGCGAAGCAACAACCATCAATGTTGACCTCAAAAAAGTAAAGGTCAAGTTCCCAGAAAAGAAGGTAGACTTTAAGGTTCCACTTACAAGTGATGTTGGTTGCACTCTCGCATACCCCACTCTCGATATGATAAAAGACAACGAAGAAGGTATGGAAAGTGCGGCACAGTTGTTTGAGTTGATTTGTAATTGTATCGAGACAATTTATGATGAAGACCAAGTATACAAGGACTTCACCAAGAAGGAAGTAAACGAATTCATAGAAAATTTACCCCAAGAGCATTTCAAGAAAATCTCAGCATTCTTTGAGAATATGCCGAAACTCGAACACGAAGTTAAATACACCTGTCCACACTGTGGTGCAAAAAACACATTTGTTCTGAGTGGGCTACAGAATTTTTTCGAATCGGCCTCTCTCACAACAACCTGATTAATATGATTAAGACAAACTTCGCAATGATACAACATCATCAATGGAGTTTGACAGAGATTGAAGAGATGATGCCTTGGGAAAGAGACGTATATGTG